TCAGGAGCATTTCTGATTAACGCCACCGTTAAGAATCCACCCCTCAACAGCTTCACGAAGGTATGATTTGGGGTGGGTTCTGACTGGCTTTGGAAATCCGTGCCGTTTGGTATAGTTCCAGATTGTCTGACGTGATGAAACACCGAGCTTGTTCATCACTTCTTTCTCAGGAATCAGGCTGGTATCGGTCATCTTAATTCTCCAGGCAAAAAGAAACCGCCATCAGGCGGCTTGGTGTTCTTTCAGTTCTTCAATTCGAATATTGGTTACTTCTGCATGTGCTATCTGCGCCCATATCATCCAGTGGTCATAGCAGTCATTGATGTCCTCTGCTTCGATAACCCTGTTGAATGGTTCTCCATTCCATTCACCTGTGACTCGGAATTGCATTTATCATCTCCATAAAACAAAACTCGCCGTAGCGAGTTCAGATAAAAGAAATCCCCGCGAGTGCGAGGATTGTTATTCACCTTTGACGGCAAGTTGCAGGTTAGCCACGGTTAACCTCCTGCTGCGGTGCTGCTGGCAGCGGCATCCAGTGGGTTGGCTTGCAGTAGCAATCAAAGCCGTGTCCGTGTGCTGACCCGCCAACGTACGTTGCCATCTTGATTAATGGATCATTACTTTCCGGCGCGTCTGGACGGTACGCCAACACTTGTTACCCTGCGGAAGGCATCTGCTCACTACAGCTTATCCAACCATCCGGAGTTACCGGAGAATTGCCACCCTGAACAGTAGGCATATCCGGACCTTTGCGAATCGCCCTGGCAAGATCGATTGGGTCGTCGTATAACCAGTCACCTGTTTGCGGATGATTGGCCTCTGCCAGTTGCGCCGCCCATTCAAGGCCGTCTTTGTGTCCTTGCAGATAGTCCAGCGGTAACTCATCACTATTACTTACAGGTTCGGCCTGAAGCATGGCGGCGAACTCTTTCATGCCCGCATCGTGATCGGCGCGCTGCCCTGGCGTCATAGCTTCAAGGTCGGCGTAATATTCATCCCGGCGCTGCAATGCATCCAGCATGGTTTGAGTGCGTACGCCTTTGCCGAAGCGAAGTCCCGGCTCAAGCATCACTGGACACGGCAGCGTTTCTGGCACCGCTGGCTGCTCATCTGTGATGTATGCAGGCGCTTTGCCGAGTGGTGGTTTCCATAGCTGGCCGCCGTACCAGGTGTAGCCTTTGCTTTCAAGCGTTGCCACTGCTGCAAGATGCTCCGGTGCTGGATGAGGTAACTGTGGTGCTGCGTAGAGTGGTACTTCTCCCACAGCGCCAGCGGGCCCCATCATGGCTGCGCTACCACAGTAAACATCATCTAACGCGTCACTACAGGTGTACGACACAGGCTCCTGCTCCATGCTTGCAAGCAACTGGCGGGCCATTTCCTCGATAACTTCGCTATCGCATACTACCAATAAATTCGTCATGTGCATTGCACATGGCTTGTACGTCGCCTTTCTTGCAAGCTCTGCGATTTCTTCCAAGCGTTCTTTGGTTAGTTTGGTCATGGGTTAGCCCTCAGTATCCAGAGTACGCGCGGAGTGATGCTATTCTCGCGGTGATATCATTGATGATTTCTTCTACCACCACTGCGTGCTCATGCTCATCACGCAAGACGTCAAGGGCGCTGTCTATTTCACGGAGCATAGCCTGCTGCCATTCAATATCTTCTGATTCCGGGATTTCATATTTCATACTCACTCTCCTTTTCACTGCTGCCCATACGCTTGGATGGCTTTCTCAAATCCTGCTTGATCATCTGTCTGACCGTAACTAAAACCATGCTGGAGACCATGACGGAACGCGCTATCATGCAATTTGTCAGTGGCTTGGAGTTTCGCCTCCAGCTCAGCGTTGCGCCTGTCTTTGGATTCCAGCTCATCCAGTAGAGCCAGCACAACCTGAGGTGTGACTTTCATACGAAATGCCAGCAATTTTTGAGGTGTTGCTACTGTTTCAATTGCTACTGCTGCCTCACGCAGTGCCTGATAGTCAATCTTGCTCACTGGTTGCCTCCTTTGCGAAGCTGGTCGGCGAACAAACGTACACTAGACGCTTCACTGCGTAGAAACTTAACGGCATAATCAAAACCACCTCGTTCTACGTCGTCTGCTCCGTTGTCGAGGTTATCTGCGTACATCTCTACCCCCTGCGCCCGTACTTCAGCCAGGAAAGCATCGGTGGCTGGGGTTTCCGTGAAGTTGTCCTCCCAACCGTAGTACTCCTGACGACAGAAGTTATTAAATTCCTTCTCCGACTGTTTAAGCGCCGCATTCTCCGCTGCTAGCGCCGCGCACTTGGCCTCCGCTTCAGCAAATTTACGCACCAGATATTCAGCGTTTGTTTCGTTAACCTTTAAATCACTTGGGATGCATTTGCCTTTCAGAAATCCATCCATCTCAATTAGTGACATTTGTTTCATTTCTTCCCACTCCGCAACATCGCATTCAGATATTTGTTGTCATTAACAGAACCGAAACTATTTCTTTTAAGCAATTCCTCTCTCGATGGCATTGGCTTTACGCGTTGGCGAATAATCATTTCTGCCGGAAGAATGCCGGGATTGTATGCAAGTCCTCTCATGGTAAATTCCTCAGTCATTACTGATAGCGCCATAGCGTGAGCGGTAATTACGCAGGCGCGGGTCGATATATTCAGGGAAGTGGGTATATGTGGCTTTGCGGAATGGTCGGATTGATGTCTGGTAAATTCGCTCGCGCTCTTCTTTCTCTGCAAGCCATATGCAGTGGCGAAATTCCTTTTCCTCTTTCGTTTCCTGCGGTAGCGACATTATCCGGTCGTAGTTTTTTCTGAATTTATCCAGCACCTCCGATACGGAATTGCCGGAACAGCGGCGCACGTCATCCGCACCATACAGAGGCGCTGGCATGATTTTCTCCTGATTAAATTGCGTGAATAGCGTGACGAGGGAAGGGGAGAGTTACTGGTGCAAAGGGTATATCGTCGTCAAAATCCATAGGTGGTTCGCTATGATTCCCCTGCTGCTGAGGTTGCTGTCTTTGTTGCTGACCGTTATTTCGCTGAGGTGAAGACTGTTCATTGCCTCCTTGCTTGCCACCAAGCATTTGCATAGTTCCACCAACGCCCACGATGACTTCAGTAGTGAACCGATCCTGTCCGCTTTGATCCTGCCATTTTCTTGTCCGCAATTTGCCTTCAAGATAAACCTCAGAGCCTTTTCGCAGATATTCGCTGGCAATTTCTGCCAGTTTCCCGCTCATTACCACGCGGTGCCACTCCGTCTGCTCCTTTTGCTCTCCAGTTTGCTTATCACGCCATTGTTCTGACGTAGCAACTGTAAGGTTTGCAAATGCCGTTCCTGATGGTGAATATCTGATTTCTGGATCATGCCCAAGGCGACCAATAATGATCACCTTATTTACGCCTCTGCTTGCCATTTATGCCGCCTGTTTTAGCTCGTTAACTCTGATGTTCATTACCTGAACGCATTTAGCCTGCGCCTCCTCGTTTCCAGCCATTAATTGCCAGTCACGCTGATAACGCTCGATGAGTTTTTTCTTGTCAGTTTCTGTTGACGCATAATCGCTGAAGTCTTTCAGGATTTGTTCGCAGTCAACCGATGGAGATTTCTGGTTGGTATTTTCTGGTGATGGTTTGTTATCTGATGCTGGGATTGCCCATCCCGGCAGCGATGGAGGGAGCCAGTAAAATCCTGTTCCATCCTTGAGTTTTGCCCTGTGCCATCCCTGCTTTTTATCGAGAGATGTTTGTGCAAAACCTTCCTCAAGGTTATACAGATACCGACCGATTCCCCACTGAACGGCAGCGCGCTTCATTGCACCGGAACGACCACCTTTGACGGCTTCTACCTGCGTGTTTTCAGCAGCATCCCATTTGGTTACCCATTCGGAATCAATCCTGATTGATATGCCGCATTCAACGCCTCCGTTGTTGGGAATATCGCGGTATTCATTGCGCCATCCTGCTTTGCCGCAAACATCGTCCAGGCGTTTCATGATTGCCCGGTTCGTGACATAAGCCAGCACCATAGCCCACACTTTGCCATCGCGTGTTTTACCGCTTTGCTGTATTCGCCATTCGATATCTTCAGGGCTGAATGGCTCATCGAATTTATTCAAATCCATAATTCACCTCAGAATGGACATGGCCCAAGGAAATAACGCTGGTTTAATACTTCGACTCTGGACAAATTAAGGCATACCCGCATTCCTTCGCGGTCACCATTATGGCGATACCAGAGAGCTTTCTGCGTGTACATGCGTCTCTGTAACTTGCTCTCCTTCACTGTGGTTGCAAGTGACATGAATATCTCCTTCGTTACCGATTAATTCTTTCATCTGACGAATGAATTCTTCGTCTGACCAGTTATATGTAAAACTCATTTCCTGCGATACCACGGAAGGTTGATAGCTGATTTCATCGCTTTATTTGCTTCAAGCCACATTTTTGAATCACCAATAAATCTGGCTATTACTGCTTTGTTCTGTGCAGCACGAAGCATCTGGTGATTGATGGCTATTTCATTGCGCATAATAAGACCTCAACTCTTTTCCATCCGTCACGTAATTTACGGGTGATTCGTTCAAGTAAAGATTCATTTAATTGGAAGGCACCCATGCGAGCGCCTCCCGCGATTGCGTAAATCATGGGTGGTTCCTTATGTTGGTTTTATTAGTAGGTTATTTTTGTTGCGAATACTTCGCCTTTTACGATGGCTGTTATGATATTTTTAGCAACATCTTCTGATGCGCCAACCTTGATAAGGTCAGCAAGTATTTTGTTATTTACTTCTTTCCGGTGAGCTTTATCCTTTGCTCTGTGCTCTTCTTCGTCCTTGATTCTTTTTTCTTCTGCGATTCTGGCTTGCTCTTTTGCTTCAGCCTCGCGCCGGATTCGTTCAGCCTCCTCCTGTGCTTTTCGGCGTTCTGCTTCAATTGCCGCCTGCTTTTCTCTTTCAGCTCGTTCTGCTGCCTCTTTTGCTTCGCGCTGTGCTCGTTGCTCGGCTTCAATGCGTTCACGCTCTGCACGTTCCGCTGCGGCCTTAGCTTCTGCTTCTCGCCTTGCTGCTGCTTCAATTTCGGCTTTTGCCTTTGCTTCGGCTTCTGCTCTGGCTTTCTCTTCAGCTTCTCTTTTTAAGCGTTCTTCATGCTCTCGCTTTTCCTGCTCCGCTTTGAGTCTTGCCTCTTCTCTTTGGCGGTCAAATTCGCGATCCATCAAAATCGCTATTTCATGGTCAGACTCAATTTGCTTTGCGAGAGCTTCAGCTGCTGCCTTAGCTTCTTCTTCGGCTTTAATCCGCGCCTGTTCCTCCTCATAATCAGTAAGAGGCTGGCGTGCCTTGGATTTCAGCTCATCAAGGCGATCACGCACTGTCTTGCGGTTAGCATCAATTAGCTTTGGAATTTCCTTCAGTTCAGCAACAAGGTCTTTGCCAAGACCATCGAGATATGTTTTCGTCTGCGCAACTTTATACGCCAGAGAAGCGATCTCCTTTCTGCCCTTTGCCGTTGTGATATCAGGCACAAAGGACATAACTTCACGTTCAACCTTTTGAAGGATTTCTTCAATCTGGTCGGCAGACTGAAATACAGTCATTGCATTTGCTTTTTCAATAACAACTAAATCTGTTACTTCACTCATATATCCTCCGTCAAAAAATTGCCCTCACATTGGAGGGCAAAGAAGATTTCCAATAATCAGAACAAGTCGGCTCCTGTTTAGTTACGAGCGACATTGCTCCGTGTATTCACTCGTTGGAATGAATACACAGTGCAGTGTTTATTCTGTTGTTAGTGCCAAAAATAAAGGCCGACTATGCGGACTCGGAAGGAAGTCCAATCATCTTATTCAAATCTTCTACCCGTAAAGCAGGAAGTGCTGTACTTGCTTTGTCTGCTTCTTTTGGTAGCAATTCTTTGCTTTCAGGCCAAACTTCAATAAGTCGCTTAACTGTTGTGACTGAGTTCAAAGCAGCCAATACATTTGATTCGATATCCTTTTTCTTGGCTTCAAGTTTTTGTTGCAATGCGCAGATTTCATCAAACCTTTTTGTTATTTCGTGTTCTGCATCAAACATGCATTTATCTTTGGTTGGAGTAGGGAGCAATATATCTTCGCCGTTGCCGTCTTTCCCATATGAATGCCATCCAACCCTTCTGCCAGATACAGTCAGATAAATTGAAGTAGAACGAACATCGTATGAGTAAAATGAACATCCCATCTTTTCAAGTTCTTCACTTATAGCTACTAACCTGGATGATAACTGATCCACTTCCTCAGTTTTCTTTTTACCGCCAAACGCAATAACTCTGGCGTCAAGTGCAAGCTGGTTCTTTAACTTTGTTACTTCTTCAAGTTCAGTGAAAACCCCAGACTTAATTAAAGCGTTACGAGCGATTTTCTCTTTCATTCTCGTAGTTAAGCGGATTGATGACATATTAATTCCTCTCAAATAAGTGGTTTGCTGCCTAATTTTATTTTCTGGCGACCAACACAAGTCACCTTGCTGTCAGTTGTTTTGATTTCCGATAGCCTGCCGCGTAAAGAGCTACATTTGGAAGACATACACCAGTTTCTGGTTGCTTATGTCCAAACTCATTCGCGTACACAATGGCCGCTCTCTCCAGATTGCGTCTGTATTCTTTCTGTTGCCAGATCACGTCCTGTGCCATGAACTTAATTGGCTTAGCGTCTTCTATGCGCTCAGGCGTTTCGTGAGTACCTTTAGCCTGAATCTGCGCTCTGCTTAGAGTAGGGCGGTGTAATACTTCTGAACTTATTGCTTCTTCGCGGGCCAGTACGCCGTTAGCTAATGCCTTTGCCTTTAAACGCTCACGACGACGAGAACGTGAATTGCCTTTGAACTGAGTTCTGCGTGTCATATAGACCTCCTGATGAACTTTGGTGGTGTGGTGGCTGGTAGTCTAGCTCCAGCTTGTTGAGTCTCATTCGGAGGGGTATAACCGGCACCCCAGTGATTTTTCCATGCGACAACGTGCGCGTTATGGCGGCCTTATCGCCCGCGGCTCCCCATCTCGTCCACGCTATTGCTAGCGTTGGGAGCGCTTCACCGCTCAACAGTAGGTAAGCACTTGCCAGTGACTAGCTGGCTTCACCACACCCCAAAGTTCACTTTGGTTATTGCGCTTTGTCAGCGCCGTAGATTCATATTCGAATCGTTGTATATTCACCGCCCTGGTGAGTAGTGCGTCCTGCTGATGGGAAAACTTTATCGGAATGATAAATTAATGGCAATAGCAAAATGATAAATTCTTTTGATTTTCAAATATCGTATTGATTCTTATGGTGTTTTATTTTGTTGTAGGAATTCGACAGGATAAATAAAGAGATTTGAGGGAGATCTGGATTGCGTGGTTTAGCAAGTTGTATCAATCAGTTTTTCAATAAATACAATGAGTTATGTTTTTTAGGTGGGGGATCGAGAGGCAAAAAAAACCCGGCTCGGTGGCCGGGTTTGGAGTGCATCACTCTGGTTCGCTGGGGAATATATTTATCAATTGCCCTGTTGAAATGTGCCCATTTTCTACAACCTCTAGGTATGAAATTTCAACAGTTGATTCTTTGGCTACAGCATTCAAAAACTCAAGAAGCTCATCAGTAGATGTTATGTCGGCTGAGGTTTTTATGGTGAAAGATTCACCATTTGAAACCCTTATGACGTCAATATTTATGTCCTGATTTGTTTCTCCCGAGCGACGAACGCCCGTGACATAAAAGTTATCTCTTCTAGTTTCCTTTTTTCGATCAATTGATTGTCTTTGGTTTAAGGTATTCAACTGTTCTCTATTTACCACTCTCTGACCAATTGTTACCCTCTCAACTGACGAGTCTTGAGCAAGCTTTTTAAGCAACTTGCTTTTACCATCCTCGCCGTGAGCCAGAACCTCTCTGCTAATGTTTGTTTGACCGCTAATCAACAACTTGAGCACATTGTCTTGTGCTTCGTTTACCGCTTTGGTGCTTTTTTCCACCAATTGCACCTGAGAATCTTGGTCATGTCGCTGTGTTTCGTAGTACTCACTGATCCACTTATAGCCTACCGTGCTGGCAGCTAAGACGATAGCGGCGACGGCGCATAGTGCTTGCCTTCCTGTCATTTTGCCTATCGCTTGAGTAAACACTGTCACCACTCCGTTTACAATCGGATCTGAGTCACCATCCGCTTGGCTTGAGCCTTCGCTTATTCGGTAGACAATATCCAGCAAACCTTTCTCTGCATCTTTTAGCTTCTGCCGATTATGAGTGCTGTGACTGACTACCGTAAATGCTTTTTGTATTTCATGCGTAAGCTCTGCCATACCAAAAAGCATTGACGCAGTCAATGAAGAATTATATCTATTTGGATCGCCTTTTACATTAATATTGATCTTTGGCCATCCACTGAAAACTACGTTAGGGAATGTGAAGTCGCTTGAGTCGATATCCTTCCTTCCGAGCATTTCCGTTACAAAAGATACAAAGTCGTCTTCTGACTTGATAACATATTGCGCAGGTTGATCAATCGCTGACATTCTTAATCCTTAACATCCATTCCTATCACCCAAACGTCTCTTCAGGCCACTGGCTATCAGCTATGTGACGATGAAGTCACGAACTTTTCAGCCACTCCCTTGCCTCGATGTCATCCAGATGGCGAGATTGCTTCAGAATACCAGCCACATACTCCACCTTTGCTACTTGATGATAAGGCAACGTTATTGGCCTGTGGTCTTGGTTGATGCTTGTAAATTGGTATTCTCCATCTCTGTCATAGCCAAGAACCTTAATCATGTTGTGTCCTTCAACGGTTCTGACAAACACCTCATCACCCGGGAATACTTTGGTGTTAGGCTCAATGAGTACATATTCTCCTGATTTTATTCTAGGCCACATGCTGTCTCCTTTCACACGAAGGCCAAAGGCATCTGGATCATCGCTATAAATTTTGAGCCACCCATCGCGCTCTTCGGTCATTTCGATGGCACCATCAACACCAAGAATTGCCTCACCAACCACGCGCACTAACCCTTTTCTTACCTGACCGACAAAAGTTAAAGAATCTGAGCATGATGCAATTGGTGTTACATCATGTACCAAATCAAGCCACCCATTAGGTAACCCAAGTGCGGCTTCAAATTTTCTTGCTAGTTTATCCCCTATGTTTCGAGTGCTTTTTTCACCGGAGACTTGCGTGAGTTGAGAAGGGCTAACCCCAAGCTTATCGGCAAAGCTTGCATTAGTGTTACCCGCGATTTTTTTATGCTCATCTAGCAAAAACGCCAGATTCGATTTGCGAATATCTTTGTTTTCCATCTCACAATTCTCCCTCTATTTAGCAAATGGATAAATACGCAATATGATAAATTTACATTGCGGTTGATTTATCAAAATGGTAAAGTTATTCTGTATGATAAACGGAGGCACTAATGAGTAATGAACTACTACGCTGGCGAAAAGAGGCTTCTAGTGAGGAATGGAAGCGACTCGCCGCATTAGCGAAAACTTCAGTTGGCTATCTTGACCAGATTGCATATGGATTTCGAAGAGCTTCCCCTGATAAAGCGAATGCAATCGAAGAAGCTACTCGTAATTTCACGGCCTATAAACCCGTGAAAAAGGAAAACCTGGTGTTCGTATCGCGTAGAGCATCAGCAGCATAAGTAACACCGCTCTTTTCACAATGGACATTCGTCCTACGTCGCTGACAAAGCGAGTCCCAAGATATCTGACCAACTAAGGTCATATGCGTTTCCACGCATACCTTTCAACTAACTATTCACTATTGGAAATCTTAAGAAATGGAACAAACAAGTTACAGCAAACTATCACAGCGTGACGTTGATCGCGCAGAAACAGATTTACTTATCAACCTGTCAACGCTTACCCAGCGCGGTCTGGCAAAGATGATTGGCTGTCATGAATCGAAGATAAGCAGAACGGACTGGAGATTTATTGCTTCGGTCTTGTGTGCTTTCGGAATGGCATCAGACATCAGTCCGATTAGCAGGGCTTTTAAGTATGCGCTTGATGAACTCACCAATAAAAAACGCCCGGTGTGCAAGACCGGGCGTTCTGATCAAATCCAGATGGAATTCTGAGTTCATTACTGGATCTATCAACAGGAGTCATTATGACAAAACCACTCAGTCCTTACCAGGACAAAATTCACAAACACATACTACGTGATCGCTTCCTGTCCAGCTTCAAGCAGCCTGGTCGATTCCGGGCTGAGTTGGAAAAAGTGAAGCTGATGCAGAAGGAGAGAGGTCATGAGTAACATATCTAATCTAGCCGAAGCCAGAGAGGCCAGAAGGCTACAACAACCGCATCAAAGCAGCGGTAAGGGGTATGCCTTGCTGCACCGTAAAATTATGGATGTGCCGTTTTACAAGGACGCAGAAGCTGCGCATCTGTGGGTTCACTTAATCCTCAAAGCAAAGCATACGCCTGAGTATGTAATGACTGACGCAGGAGAAATTCTGGTAGGCAGAGGGAAGCTACTTGGCGGTAGAAACTCTCTGGCGTTTGAAACAGGACTCAAACCAGATCGCGTTCAGTACCTGCTTAGAAAGTTCAAAAAACTCGGCATGATTGACTGGGTTTCACACGGTAAATTCTCAGTTTTCTCGGTAGAGAAATATGACGATTATCAGTCAAATTTTGTACCAGCAGATTACCAGCAAATTACCACCTCAAAGCCAGCAATACCAATGCCTGCAAGCAATACTGTACCAGCAGATTACCAGCAAATTACCACAGATAAAGAATATAATAATATTATCTCTAATACTGACGTATTAGAGAGTACCGCAGCAGACAAAAAGTCTGACAAGAAAAAACCTTCCGTTAGCTGTCAGGATGTTGTCGATGCTTACCACGAAATCCTTCCTGAAGCGCCAAGAATCCGCGCACTGAATGACAAGCGTAAAAACCAGATCCGAACGTTCTGGCGCAAAGCCGGAGTGATAACCCGCCAGCTTGACGGGCATGGGTTCACGATGCAGGACTGGAGAAATTATTTGAGCTACGTAGGCGAAAATTGCCGATGGATGTTCGAAGAGCGCCAAAACCATCAGCGCGGAACCGTCTGGCACAAAAAGGGATTTGATTTCCTGCTTAACGATAATACCTACCTGAAAGTTCGTGAGGGTGAACACGATGACCGATAATTTTTATGCGCCGCCCCATAGCATCGAGGCAGAGCAGGCGGTGATTGGTGGATTGCTTCTGGATGATGACAGCAGTGAGCGCGTCCAGAAAGTTCTGGCGATGCTGAAGCCTGATTCATTTTACAGCCGACCACACAAAATCATTTTCGAAGAAATAACCAGAATGCACCGGGAGCAAAAGCCAGTAGATGGCCTGACGCTTTTCGATGAACTGGAGCGTAAATCGTTAACGGCGTCTGTTGGCGGTTTTGCTTATATCGCTGAGATCGCAAAGAACACGCCAAGCGCCGCAAACATCGTTGCCTATGCAATGCAGGTTCGCGAAACCGCAATGGAACGCTACGCCATCAACCGCATGACTGAAGCGACGGAATTGCTCTATTCCCGCAACGGAATGACTGCAACGCAGAAGTACGAAGCTATTCAGGCGATTTTCACGCAACTGACAGACCATGCAAAAACCGGATCGCGTCGCGGCCTTCGCTCATTTGGTGAGGTCATGGAAGACTGGGTTAGCGACCTTGAGAAGCGATTTGACCCGTCAGGCGAACAACGAGGAATGAGCACAGGGATCCCATCTCTGGACAGGATGCTGTCACCGAAAGGTCTGGTGAAAGGCTCTCTGTTCGTCATTGGCGCTCGCCCTAAGATGGGGAAAACGACGCTATACAGCCAGATGGCAATCAACTGCGCAGTGCATGAGAAAAAGCCCGCTCTGATGTTCAGTCTTGAAATGCCTGGCGACCAGATACTGGAAAAGCTGGTAGGACAGAAGTCAGGTGTTAACCCGAATATTTTTTACCTTCCGGCGACAAATGACGCCGATGACGGCTATCAGGGTGATTACGATGGTGACTTCAACAGGGCGATCGAAACAGCCAATCGCTTGAGTGAAATCGACATGCTTTACATCGACGACACGCCGGGATTATCTCTGGCTCAAATCGTCAGCGAAAGCCGTCGAATCAAACGAGAAAAAGGATGCGTTGGCATGATTCTGGTCGATTACCTGACACTAATGACTGCTGAGAAGGCCGATCGCAACGACCTTGCTTACGGCATGATCACCAAAGGATTGAAGAACCTTGCCAAAGAGCTTGATTGCGTTGTTGTGCTTCTGACACAGCTTAACCGCGCATTGGAAAGCCGAACCAATAAACGCCCATTACCAAGTGACTCGCGCGATACAGGGCAGATTGAACAGGATTGCGATTATTGGGTGGGGATCCATCGTGAAGGTGCTTTTGATGACAGTGTTCCACCTGGTGAAACCGAACTAATCCTTCGTCTCAATCGTCATGGCAATACCGGCACGGTGTATTGCATTCAGGCAAATGGCGCTATTTATGACACAGACCAACAGTCTGCTGAAATGCGCCGCCGTGAACGCGAGGAACCGCAGTCCAAGAAGAAAGGAGGATTCTGATGAATAAAAAACAATTAGCCATTCTCGAAAAGGCATGGGATGCACAAATATCATGCGCTTTGAAAGAACAGGCACTACCAATAATCCAGACCAAATCGAAAATAGCCAGGCAGTTATGCGATGACGGATTCCTGAACGAAGTTGAGATTACGCACCAGATGGTAACGTTCAAAGGGTATGAGATAAATCATCATGGTATATCGGCGTATTGCTCCCATCTTCCTGATGACGTTGACATTGATGAAATGGAAAGGGAGATGAAGCAATGACCATCTACATCACTGAGCTAATAACAGGCCTGCTGGTAATCGCAGGCCTTTTTATTTGGGGGAGAGGGAAGTCATGAAAAAACTAACCTTTGAAATTCGATCTCCAGCACATCAGCAAAACGCTATTCACGCGGTACAGCAAATTCTTCCAGACCCAACCAAACCAATCGTAGTAACCATTCAGGAACGCAACCGCAGCTTAGACCAGAATCGAAAGCTTTGGGCTTGCCTTGGTGACGTCTCTCGTCAGGTTGAATGGCATGGTCGCTGGCTGGATGCAGAAAGCTGGAAGTGTGTGTTTACCGCAGCATTAAAGCAGCAGGATGTTGTTCCTAACCTTGCCGGGAATGGCTTTGTGGTAATAGGCCAGTCAACCAGCAGGATGCGTGTAAGCGAATTTGCGGAGCTATTAGAGCTTATACAGGCATTCGGTACAGAGCGTGGCGTTAAGTGGTCAGACGAAGCGAGACTGGCTCTGGAGTGGAAAGCGAGATGGGGAGACAGGGCGGCATGAGGCGACAGCGACGAAGTTTCACCGACATCATCTGCGAAAACTGCAAATACCTTCCAACGAAACGCTCCAGAAATAAACGCAAGCCAATCCCAAAAGAATCTGACGTAAAAACCTTCAATTACACGGCTCACCTGTGGGATATCCGGTGGCTAAGACATCGTGCGAGGAATACAAGGTGATTGACCCAAATCGAAGTTACGAACAAGAAAGCGTCGAGCGAGCTTTAACGTGCGCTAACTGCGGTCAGAAGCTGCATGTGCTGGAAGTTCACGTATGTGAGCACTGCTGCGCAGAACTGATGAGCGATCCGAATAGCTCAATGTACGAGGAAGAAGACGATGAGTGATTTCTCTGAGCTTATTTCCTTCAAAAAAGACAGAGAAGAAATGCGGACTGAATCTGTCTATTACGTTCAACACCGGAATAAACGCTCGGTGCTTGATCAGGAGCTGGTTATTACCGGAGACCTAGCATTCAGAACATATAAGGCCAGCATGGAAATGAAGGATTTCCCTAAATGTGGTTCTGAAAGAGAAGCCGCGTTAAAGCTGGCTGAGTGGATGCAGAGAATGGCTGCTGCAATTGAGAATTACTGGAGCGAACCATAATGGCTAAACAAGCGCGAAGACGATGTAAAAACGAAGAATGTCGGGAATGGTTTCATCCTGCATTCGCTAATCAGTGGTGGTGCTCTCCAGAGTGTGGAACCAAGATAGCACTCGAACGACGAAGTAAAGAACGCGAAAAAGCGGAAAAAGCAGCAGAGAAGAAACGACGACGAGAGGAGCAGAAACAGAAAGATAAACTTAAGATTCGAAAACTCGCCTTAAAGCCCCGCAGTTACTGGATTAAACAAGCCCAACAAGCCGTAAACGCCTTCATCAGAGAAAGAGACCGCGACTTACCATGTATCTCGTGCGGAACGCTCACGTCTGCTCAGTGGGATGCCGGACATTACCGGACAACTGCTGCGGCACCTCAACTCCGATTTGATGAACGCAATATTCACAAGCAATGCGTGGTGTGCAACCAGCACAAAAGCGGAAATCTCGTTCCGTATCGCGTCGAACTGATTAGCCGCATCGGGCAGGAAGCAGTAGACGAAATCGAATCAAACCATAACCGCCATCGCTGGACTGTCGAAGAGTGCAGGGCCATCAAGGCGGAGTATCAGCAGAAACTCAAAGACCTGCGAAACAGCAGAAGTGAGGCCGCATGACGTTCTCAGTAAAAACCATTCCAGATCACAAGGGAGAAGGCGCATGGGCATAAGAGAACTAAACCTCACCAAAGAACAGCACGAGTGGCTGAATGGCTGGCTTGAACTGTGGGGCGCATGGGTTTATTCAGGTCGTCTGGAAAAGCGCATGAGCAGCGTAATAGCTAAGTTCATGGAGAGCGTAGAGCCGGGAAGAGTTATGACAAGGCCAATGTGTAATGATGATGATGGAATGTTGATTTCTCAGGTCGTCGATTCCGTCATGTACATTGACAAGAAAGCCTTTGGCATCCTCCTCAGCTACTACGCTCATGGATCTTCCAAGCATGCCATTGCATCTTACTATCATCGTGTCGCAAGACCTCGCAAGATGTTATGCCGGGGCGGCGGGCGTATTCAAAAACCATCGCTCGCAACCTGTCGCCGGGAAGTTGACGAAATCCTCAATGCTTCGTTGTTTATGATTTACCCGGTTCTGGATAGTGCGTTTAAAAATCGGAAACGTGTAGAGAAAATTAAACATGTAGCATAGAACGTGTTGACATCATTGAGCAAATGAGCAACACTATTCGCATAAGCTGCCGTTAGTGACTCTTAAGTTGCAACGGTGGCTTTTTTTGTTTGCACAACAGGTAAGAGCATTGAACCCGCAGACCTCGCGGAATTGGTGAAAGGTGCCGCGCAGTGCTCTTATCGTTGTGGTGAAGCTCAATGGCGAGCTAGCAGATAGGCGACAGTGAAAATACTAGTCATGTAGCTGACCGCCGCGCGTACTGCAATCGGCAGCGCACCGATGGAAGCCGGTTCGATTCCGGCCGCCACAACCCAAACTGAGCCGTAGCCACTGGCTATCCTGAATTCATCAGTGATAGTTACGCTGCGGCCTTCTACACATGATCTTCGTGAAAGCGGGTGACAGGAGGTCGCGCTAACAACCTCCTGCCGTTTTGCCCGTGCATATCTGTCACGAACAAATCTGATTACTAAACACAGTAGCCTGGATTTGTTCTATCAGTAATCGACCTTATTCCTAATTAAATAGAGCAAATCCCCTTATTGGGGGTAAGACATGAAGATGCCAGAAAAACATGACCTGTTAGCCGCCATTCTCGCGGCAAAGGAACAAGGCATCGGGGCAATCCTTGCGTTTGCAATGGCGTACCTTCGCGGCAGATATAATGGCGGTGCGTTTACAAAAACAGTAATCGACGCAACGATGTGCGCCATTATCGCCTGGTTCATTCGTGACCTTCTCGACTTCGCCGGACTAAGTAGCAATCTCGCTTATATAACGAGCGTGTTCATCGGCTACATCGGTACTGACTCGATTGGTTCGCTTATCAAACGCTTCGCTGCTAAAAAAGCCGGAGTAGAAGATGGTGGAAATCAATAATCAACGTAAGGCGTTCCTCGATATGCTGGCGTGGTCAGAGGGAACTGATAACGGACGGCAGAAAACCAGAAATCATGGTTATGACGTCATTGTAGGCGGAGAGCTATTCACTGATTACTCAGATCACCCTCGCAAACTTGTCACGCTAAACCCCAAACTCAAATCAACAGCAGCCGGACGTTACCAGCTTCTTTCCCGTTGGTGGGATGCCTATCGTAATCAGCTTGGCCTGAAAGACTTCTCTCCGAAAAGCCAGGACACTGTGGCATTGCAGCAGATTAAAGAGCGTGGCGCTTTACCGATGATTGATCGCGGTGATATCCGTCAGGCAATCGACCGTTGCAGCAATATCTGGGCTTCACTGCCGGGTGCTGGTTATGGTCAGTTCGAGCATAAGGCTGACAGCCTGATTGCAAAATTCAAAGAAGCAGGCGGAACGGTCAGAGAGATTGAGTTATGAGCAGAGTAACCGCGATTATTTCCGCTCTGGTTATCTGCATTATCGTTTGCCTGTCATGGGCTGTTAATCATTACCGCGATAACGCCATTACCTACAAAGCCCAGCGCGACAAAAATGCCAGAGAACTGAAGCTGGCGAACTCGACAATTACTGACATGCAGATGCGTCAGCGTGATGTTGCTGCGCTCGATGCAAAATACACGAAGGAGTTAGCTGATGCGAAAGCTGAAAATGATGCTCTTCGGCGCAAGCTTGATAATGGTGGTCGGGTGCTCGTCAAAGGAAAATGCTCTGTGCCATCCTCAGCCGAAACCTCCAGCGCCTCCGGCATGGGCAATGATGCCACCGTCGAACTCTCTTCAGTTGCTGGACGAAACGTTCTCGGTATCCGGGACGGAATTATCCGCGACCAAACAGCACTGAGAACGCTTCAGGAATACATCAGGACGCAATGCCTGAAATAATTTTTTTGCAAATCACAAAGTCCATTTAATGAGCCTCGCGATGCGGGGCTTTTTTATGTCCGCAGTAAACGCGCATCTCACGCGCATATTACATCACCCGAGCCTTTCAGAAAGTTGAGCCTGAGAACTGCCGTATATGGTGGCGACCATCTCGGGGCGGCTTTTCTGTGAGACAGGCTCACTTTCTAAAAGGTAAAGACGCTATGAATCATCAATTGGCTAATCTCGATTTCCGGGACATGGTGGTTGTTTCTGGTGATCGCGTGATCACAACCTCCCGCAAGGTAGCAGCTTACTTCGACAAGCAGCATCACCACATCATTCAGAAAATCGAAAAGCTAGACTGTTCGGATGAATTTCTAACCAGCAACTTTTCGCGGGTTACCTATGAACACAAGGGTAATCAGTATGTTGAATATGAAATTTCCAAAGACGGCGCGATGTACATCATCATGTCGTTTACCGGCAAAAAAGCTGCCGCCATCAAAGAGGCGTTTATCAAAGCATTTAATTGGATGCGTGACAGGCTGATGGAGTTGGCTCACTCATACCAAAGAGAGCACAACGAGTTAATGCTGGAGTTCATGAAGGAAAAGGATGTTGCCAGTATGTCAGGACGCTTGCTGAACCGCTGGGGCAGGATCAAAAAACCGCAACTCATAGCAAGAATCGAAAGGCTTGAGCAGCAGGCGCAAATATCGATCCCCGGACTGCCAAAGTGACCATTCCAAAGCCCATCTACAGGTGGGCTTGATAATGAAACCGTGATTTACATCCCTCACAATCCAGGTATGTAAAAGCTGGATCATGCGAGAACGGATTTAACTAAATCTGTGCGCCACCAGTTAACGGCAGTACCACGAAACAACCCAAGCCAGTAAGTGGGGAAATAACACTGGCAGCCACTGAAAGATGAACCTCCTGCCTTATGGCAAAAAAGATTCTTTGTGGTGGCGGACTGATGGAAAGACATCGGTTATTGCAGAGGCCATTCAATGAGTGGTCTCGACAATGGCTTATACCCTACACGGGATAACTTAACTGATATCCCTTTTAACGGATAAACGGAGCCAACAATGGCAAAGCTCACCGACAAACAAGAGCTGTTTGCCCGTGAGTACCTGAAAGATTTAAACGCCACACAGGCAGCTATCAGGGCGGGTTACAGCGAGAAGACTGCTCGCGCCACTGGTAGCGAGAACCTGTCAAAACCTGACATAGCAGATCGCATTGCTGAGCTAAAGGCTGAACGCAATGAAGAGGTAGGTATAGACGCTGCCTATGTATTGCGACGGCTGACTGAAATCGATCAGATGGACGTGCTGGATATCCTGCTTGCCAATGGCGAACTGAAGCCGATTAAAGACTGGCCTAAGGTATGGCGCACAACGCTATCAGGAATGGATGTCGTGGAGATGGTATCCGCAGATAGCGCCGCACTTCTGAAGAAAATCAAATGGCCTGATAAGGTTAAAAACCTTGAGTTGCTCGGGCGTCATGTTTCTGTTCAGGCGTTTAAAGACAATGTCAAAAATGAAGTGACTGGTGCTGACGGAGGACCAGTCAGAACAGAAATTACCAACTTAACGCCGGAGCAGGTTGCAGAAGCGTATAGAAAAATGATGGGCTAAGTATGCCGTTACCATTTCCCTTCGATTTTAAACATCCTGATTACCAGATGGTTTTTGAATGGCGGATGGAACGCTTACAGCGCATTCGCCAGAACCCTGAAATATTGCCAGCACTAAAACAGTTTTACCGAACCAATCCGGCTCAGTTCATCATCGACTGGGGCATGACAACGGACCCGCGTAATATTGATTATGGCCTGCCGGTGACCATTCCGTTTTTACTCTTCCCTAAGCAGGAGGAGTGGATCCACTGGATTATGGAACGCTGGGGTAATCGGGAGAATGGTATTACCGAAAAATCCCGTGAAATGGGGCTCAGCTGGACCGCGATCGGACTGGCCTGCTCGCTTTGTCTCTTCAACAAAGAAATGGTTATCGGTTTCGGCTCCCGTAAAGAGGAATACGTCGACAGCACCGGTGACCCGAAAGCATTGTTCTGGAAGGCACGCAAGTTCGTGGAAACGCTACCTGTAGAGTTTCGCGGTTCGTGGAGCGAGAAGAAGCACGCGCCATATATGCGTGTTGAGTTTCCTGAAACTGGTGCCGTTATCAAAGGCGAGGCTGGCGATAATATTGGTCGTGGTGACCGTACCACGCTTTATCTGGTTGATGAGGCTGCATTCCTTCAGCGTCCTCTGCTGATTGATGCGGCGTTGTCACAAACGACGCGTTGCCGTATCGACCTGAGTTCGGTTAACGGCATGGCGAACCCGTTCGCTCAGAAGCGTCATGGCGGGAAGATACCGGTATTCACATTCCACTGGCGGGATGATCCTCGCAAGGATGAAGAGTGGTATCGCAGGGAATGCGAGAAAATCGATAATCCGGTGGTGGTGGCACAGGAACTTGATCTGAACTACAGCGCATCAGCGGAAGGCGTCCTGATTCCATCCGAATGGGTACAGGCTGCTGTCGACGCGCATATCAAGCTGGGCATCCAGCCAACAGGCAAGCGACTGGGCGCGATGGACGTCGCCGACGAAGGCCGGGACAAAAATGCCTTTTCGACCCGTCACGGCTTCCTTCTGGAGAACGTGCGTGAATGGTCCGGCGTTGGCAGCGACATTTACCAGTCTGTTGAGAAGGTCTTCGGCTTTTGCGAACAGGACAACCTCGAAGAGTTTCGCTTTGACGAGGACGGGCTGGGCGCTGGCGTTCGCGGCGATGCACGCGCTATCAACGAACTGCGTAACGCTGCGCGCCGACCGTCAATACTCGCCACACCGTTTCGTGGTAGCGGCGCGGTATTTGATCCGGACGATGAAGCGGTGCGCGGGGACAACGGACAGGCCGCACGCCTGAACAAGGACTTCTTCGCCAACGCCAAGGCCCAGAGCTGGTGGCATTTACGCAAGCTTTTCCAGAACACCTATCGCGCCGTGGTTGAGGGCATGGCCTACAACCCGGACGAAATCATCTCAATCAGCAGCGCCATGGCGAGCAAAGACAAACTCATCATTGAGCTGTCGCAGCCGACCTACTCCATTAATGGCGTGGGGAAAATCGTTGTTGATAAACAGCCTGATGGCACCAAGTCGCCGAACCTCGCCGACTCGGTGATGATCAGCTACGCGCCAATGAATTCAGCCCTGAACATCTGGGAGCTGCTAGGGAGACAGGCCTGATGGCACGAAACAAACAAGCCACGCGGCGAACGGCACAGGCCACCGCTGATGGCTATGAGAACTTTGTTGCCCGCGTGGGGATGCAGACACCTAACCAGCACTCAGCATCCACCTACCGGGCTAATTTCACCAGTCGTAACCGCATGCTGGTGGAATGGTCCTATCGTTCGTCCTGGATCATCGGCGAAGCGGTCGACGCTATCCCGGATGATATGACCCGCAAAGGCATTCGCATCACTTCGGAAATTGATGCAAAAGATCGCGGCATTCTCGAATCACAACTTGATGAGTTGCAGATCTGGGATGCGCTGAACGACGTGCTGAAATGGTCTCGCCTCTACGGCGGCGCGGTGGGGTTCATCATGATTGAGGGGCAGGCACCAATGACCCCGCTGCGGCTAGAAACCATTGGAGAAGGCAAGTTTAAGGGCATTCTCCCGCTCGACCGCTGGATGATTAACCCGGTCCTGACCCGCCGCATTAAAGAGATGGGGCCAGATCTCGGCAAACCTGAGTTTTACGACGTGGTGACCACTGCAACGGGCATCCCGGCCTGGCGCATCCATCACAGCCGCCTGATTCGCTTCGATGGCGTCACGCTGCCATTCCAGCAGAAGATGACCGAAAACGAATGGGGAATGTCGGTTGTAGAGCGTATCTGGGATCGGCTTACTGCGTTCGACAGCGCCACTGTCGGCGCGGCGCAGCTGGTCTACAAAGCGCATTTGCGTACCTACAGCGTGGAGAAGCTACGCGAGCTTATCGCACTTGGTGGTCCTGCGTATGAAGCGCTGCTGAAGAACATCGACCTGATCCGCCAGTTCCAGAGCAATGAAGGCATGACGCTCATGGACTCGCGGGATAAGTTCGAAACCCACCAGTACAGCTTCAGCGGTCTGGATGACATTCTTTCGCAGTTCGCTGAGCAGATCAGCGGTGCCGTTGGTATCCCGCTGGTGCGACTGTTCGGTCAATCCCCGAAAGGCTTCTCTACTGGTGACGCAGACCTCGCCAACTATTACGACCGGGTGAGCTCATTGCAGGAACGCCGCTTACGGATGCCGATGCGTCGGATACTGGACATCATGCATCGTTCGGAGCTTGGCAAGCCGCTGCCGGACGATTTCACGTTTGAGTTTAACCCGCTATGGCAAATGTCTGACGTTGACCGCTCAACGGTGGCCGTAAACACTACCAACGCAATCAGTACGGCGCTGGGTGATGGTCTGATGACACTGAAAGCCGCTATGACTGATTTGCGCGAAAATTCTGACGTAACCGGCATCGGGGCGTCCATTACCGACGAGGACATAGAGAATGCCGAAGACGAAGCGCCGCCAGGCATCGGCGAACTTGGCGACAAACCGCCAGAGTCGCCAGGCGGAGATCCGATATCGAACGAGCCTACGGCAGATAGCGCGGGCGGTCGGGGATATCGTAAATGGTCGCTACGATGGTTCAAATGACAGTGTCACCGAAATAATGGATGCGCTGGAGCGCTACAGCGAAATCATCACCCCCTGGGCGACGAAGGTTGCTGAGAACTTTACCGCCGACATTGCGCGCCAGAATGAAAAGCAGTGGCGTCAGCACAGCAGGAACATCAGCGCAGAGCTGCGCAACATGGTCGACCGCGCCCCGGTAGGCCAGGTGATGAAATCCATCGTCGCCGAGCAAATTAAGTACATCAAGTCACTGCCTCTTGAGGCCGCCGATCGGGTGTATGACATTCAGAACAAGGCCATCGAGGCCGTTGTGTCTGGTGGCCGCGCTGAGCCATTCGCGAAAGAGATAGCTGCGTCCGGTGACGTGTCACGCTCACGAGCGAACCTTATCGCCCGTACTGAACTTGGACGTGCAACCGGCGCGCTGGATCAGGCGCGTGCGCTGGCAATTGGTTCGAATGGTTATATCTGGCGTACAGCCGAAGATGGCGACGTCAGGCATTCTCATCGGGAGATGGAAGGTAAGTTTGTCGAATGGGGAAAACCCCCAACGCTTGATGGCATGACCGGTCACGCTGGCGAGCTCCCGAATTGTCGCTGTTATAAAGAAATCGTTTTTCCCAACCCTCATTCTTATCTCGCCTGAATCGCAGGTAAACCATGAAATATTTTTTCAATACCCGGCTGGGGGAAACCCGCTATCAGCTGGCTGACGGCTCGCTGCTGTGCAAAGACGTGCCGATAGGTCGAACGGGTAAGCAGCTCTACGGCGCTGCCGATCTGCCAAACCTCAAACCCGACAAGCTCGGTGAGATAGTCGTAACGCGTTCTCCTGAGCAGGTATTCCATCCCGCCACGCTTGCCTCATTCGAAGGAATGAGTATCACGGTGTTGCATCCCGAGGATGAAAACGGGGATGTGCGGCTGGTGAATCCAGAGAACTGGAAAGAGCTTGCTGTCGGGCATCTTCAGAATGTCCGGCGCGGGACGGGTGTGCAGTCTGATTTGATGCTGGCTGACCTTATCGTCAAAGACGAAAGCGCCATTCAGCTTATCGAAGATGGCCTGCGCGAAGTGTCGTGTGGCTATGACGCGGAGTACGAGCAGACCGAGCCAGGTAAAGCCGATCAGGTCGATATTACCGGAAACCATGTGGCTCTTGTCCCTAAAGGCAGAGCCGGAAATCGTTGTGCAATTGGAGACAGAGACACAATGGCAAATCAAAAGAAAAGCTGGTGGACCCGCATGCGCACGGCCATCAAAACGGGTGACGCTGACACCATGAACGAACTGCTGGACTCTGCGCCAGCGGCGGTAACTGGCGATGAAGGGGATCTGCCGAGCGGCGTTAACCTCAACATTAACCTTTCACCGCAACAACCATTGCCGGACAAAAAGCCGGAAATGGGCGGAGAGCCAACCGGCGACGGCGAGGACGATATCAAAACCTTGCTCAAAGCCCTGCTGGCTAAGCTGGAAGGAAATGCGACGGGCGATAACGACAATAAGCCTGACGATAATCCGACCGGTGACGGCGAGGACGATGAAGAGGAAACCACGATTACTGGTGACTCAGCCTGGCGTGCCGAAGTTATCGTTCCGGGTATCGATCTGAGCCGTAAGATGAAACCGACCGCGTTCAAACGCGAGGTTCTGGCTTCCGCAGATAAAACGCTGGTTCGCCAGATAGTCGGTGATGCGGATATCCGCAAATTACCGAAACAATCGGTCAACATGGCGTTTAATGCCGTGTCTGAGATTGCCAAAGGGCGAAACACCCGCGCCACCACCGGCGATGCACAGCGCCCAAACATGGGCATGACCAGTATCGCTTCCCTGAACAAACAAAACGCTGAATTCTGGGCAAACCGTAAAGGGTAAAAAATGAATAATGTATTTCTGTACCGGATGCCTGTTGGCATTGCCGGGGCTATCTCTCGCCCGCAGGACTTAACCGTCGAACCGGTGGTCCTTAAATCCGATAACGCCTTTGCTGCCTATGGGCTGGCTGGTAAATACGATGCTGACGGTTTTTTCGTACCGCTGGCAGATGGTGATACCGCAGACAAGGTGAAGGGGATCTATGTGCGCCCTTATCCGACCACATCGCAGCCGGACATGGTTCGCCAGGTGGGGAGTGGCAAGAACTTCCCGGGCGACGCAATGAAGCGTGGCTACGTGACCGTTAATCTCGGTTCTGATTTTGATGCCAGCACCATCAAAAAAGGCGACCCGGTATACGTTGTCGTCTCCACTGATGGATCCATCAAAGTGCCGCTGGGTGGATTCATGGCCACGTCAGTCAGTGGCAAAAACGTGGTGCTGACCAACGCTGAATTCACAGGTGCCGGTGATGCTAACGGCAATGCAGAAATTTCCTGGAAGATTTAAGGAACAGACGAATGATTACTTTTGATCAGGCAACCGTTGACAGCTCTGGTGCCTTTCTCATCGGGGAGCTGGAACGACTAGACCAGACGCTGAACCTGCCACTGGTGGGGTACACCTGGACCCGCGATATCCAACTGCGTGAAGATGTCTCCATCGCAGATGACATTTCCAGCTGGACGAATACCAGCTTCGCCGCTGCGGGTACTGGCGCAAATCCGAATGGCAAAAACTGGGTAGGCAAAGACTCAACCGCTATTGCTGGCGTGAACGTGGATATCGGCAAATCCGGTAACCCGCTGAACCTGTGGGGGATGGAACTTGGCTGGACGGTCATAGAATTGCAGGCTGCTCAGCAGGTCGGACGCCCGATTGATACGCAGAAGTATGACGGGATGCAACTGAAATGGCAGATGGATAACGATGAACAGGTATATGTTGGCGATTCAGCATTAAACCTGAAAGGCCTTGTTACCCTGGACGGCGTGCCTGTCAACAACGCTGCCAAAACGTGGGCAACCTCAACACCGGACGAAATCCGCGCAAGCATTAACCAGGTGCTGTCTGATGCGTGGGCCGCTTCCGGTTACTCTGTGGTTCCGAGTGATTTGCTGATCCCACCTGAGCAGTTTGCTCTGTTGTCCAGCATCATCGTTTCATCTGCGGGTAACCAGTCCCTGTTGACGTACCTTCAGACCAACACCATCAGCTATCACCAGAACGGTGTTCCGCTGAATATCCGCGCGGTTAAATGGCTGAAAGGCCGTGGTGTGGGGAAAAAGGATCGCATGGTTGCGTATACCAACGATAAAAAATACGTCCGCTACCCGCTGGTTCCGCTTCAGAGCGTGCCGGTGCAGTATCGCAGTCTGTATCAGATCGTCACTTACTACGGCAAGCTGGGTGCGGTTGAGCCAGTGTATAAAGAAACTCTGTCCTATGTGGACGGTATCTGATAACCAGAATGGCCCCGGAAGGGGCCTGAAGGAAACTGAAATGGCGAAAGAAAAGCTGGTTACCATCCATGTTCACACCCCGTTTACGCTGACGCTCGGCGATCAGTCAAAACAGGAGTTTGGCCGGGGACGACATAACGTACCGGAAGAAGTCGCGTCGCACTGGTTCACCCAGGCGCACTCTGAGTTTTCCGAAAGCGTGATTAGCGACACCGATGATCTGCAACCCATTATCGACGGCCTGCAAGCGCAGATTGCCGACAAAGATAAGCTGATTGCCGATCTGCGAGAAGCGCTGCTCAAGCTGCAAGAGCAGAACGACAGTCTGCAAGCGCAGATTGCTGCCGCCCAGACTGGCGGTAATGGGGCGAAAGATGCCAAAGAATCAAAGCCTGCCAGCGGTAAGTGATTTTCGGCGCGACTTTCCACAGTTTGCTGACCCTGCCAAATATCCCGAAGCGCAAATCCAGTTTCGTCTGAATCTGGCCGATGAACTGCTGAGCGAAAACGTCACCGGCAAAAAGTTGTTTCCGTACTTTGCCGGATTGTTCGTTGCACACTACATGACGCTATGGGCGGCAGACAGCCGGGCAATGCTGGTTGGCGGCCCGGGCGGTTCAACCAATGGTGTTCAATCCTCTAAGTCTGTTGACAAGGTAAGCGTCAGTTATGACACCAGCGCGACGCTGAATCCTGATGCAGGTTTCTGGAATAACACCCGATATGGCGCTGAATTTTATCAGTTGATCACGATGTTCGGTGCAGGTGGTCGCCAGCTATGAGTTTCAAAAGCGGTGTAACAACGAGGGTGGATAACGCTCAGGCCATTCTGGATGCGCTCAAATCCATCAGTAAAAAAGAAGTGCTGGTGGGTATCCCGGAAGCAGACAGCGAGCGTGAGGATGTTCCGTTTGGTAATGCCGGGATCGGTTACCTCAACGAATACGGCTCACCGGCGCAAAACATCCCGCCACGACCTCACCTGGTCCCCGGCGTTAAATCGGTAGAAGAACAGACAGTGCCGCAGCTCAAAGCAGCGGCGCAGGCTGCGCTTGATGGTAATGCGGCGGGTGCGGAAAGAGCGCTCAACCGTGCCGGAACGCTGGCCGCTAATGGCGTCAGGCGTTACATGACTATTACCGGCTTTACACCGCTTGCTGATAGCACCGTTGAAGCCCGCGCGCGTCGAGGGCGTAAAGGGGCGAAAGCGGAGCTTGCCCGACGCGCTGCTGGCGAGTCCCCCGGAACCGATCTGGTGAAACCGCTAATCGACACCGGGCAATATCGCAGAGCCATTACCCATGTTGTGAGGAATAAAGATGCCGACTCTTGATGTAACAGATGTGCTTTTTGACCCCGATTTTTGCGACTTCAATTTGTGGGTAACACGGCGTGTGCAAACGGTGGATGAGGACGGGATCGGTAGCGACAGTGAAGTTAAAAAGCAGTTTGCCGGAGTCGTAACTGTTGATCGCTCTCTGGAAAACCGCCGTATGCAGGCAGGGCAGGTAATCAGCGGTGCAATTCTGATTGTGACGACTGAGCGACTGACGCAGGGACAGACTGGGCGTGATGCCGATATCGTGACGTATCAGGGCCGTGATTATCGTGTGACCTTCGTCGACCCGTATACAGCTTATGGGGCCGGATTCGTTCAGGCGCATTGTGAGTTGATGCCGTTTGATGGGGGAATTCCGGTTGAGCAATAACACCAGCACAGAGCGCGGATGGCTGATACCAACCAGTGGCGATCCGGATTATGACGAAGCGCTCGACAGGCTGTTAAGCCAGTGGATGCGTAACGTTTCCGGTCTGTCTGCCGGGATGGTTCGCCCGCGCTGGCAGAAAGAGCAGCCGCCACTGCTACCGGTTGAAACGAACTGGTGTGCGTTTGGGGTTATCGGATGGTCAGGTGATGACAGTCCGGCATTCACCAGACAGACCGATGATGGCTCTCAGCTCTGGCGGCATGAAACGATTGAGTGTATGGCTTCGTTTTATGGTCCGGCGGGGATGGTGTATGCGTCCCGGTTTCGTGACGGTATATCTGTACCGCAGAACAATGCAGCACTGAATGCGCTGGGGCTGTCTCTTGGCGATTACACAGGTCTGACTCCCTTCCCTGAACTTATTAATCAGCAATGGGTCCGCCGCTACGATATGACGGTGCGTCTGCGCCGGAAGGTTGTGCGCGAGTACGGTATTAAATCGCTGGTGGAAGCACCAGTCATCTTTTTCGGAGATTAAGCTATGGCACAGGGCTTGCCTGTATCAAACGTTGTTAATGTTGATGTGATCATGTCGCCGCGTGCAGCATCAGGGCGAAATTTTGGTGCATTACTCATTCTCGGCCCGTCCACAATCATTCCGGTAAGTGAGCGCATTCGTCGTTATTCTGCCGCGGAAGATATTGGAAAAGATTTTGGCGTGGAATCACCAGAATATAAGGCTGCGCAGGTGTTTTTCTCACAATCACCGAAACCTCAGGAGGTTTTTGTTGGTCGTTGGGTGAAAACGAAGGGAGACAGCGAACAGGCCACGACTGAGACGCTGGAGCAGGCTGTGAATGCCATGCTCGATTATACTTCATGGTATGGGTTGGGGATTGCAGACGATGCAGATATTCCGGATGCAGACTGGCTGAAAGTGGCTGCGGCGATCGAATCCTCTTCTGTAAGCCGTATTCTGGCGATTACGACAAGCGATGAGAAATGCCTGCAGACTGCATCCAGCGATGATTTGGCATCAAAACTGAAAACCGCCGGATATTCACGCAGTTTTATTCAGTATTCATCGGGTAATAAATATGCTGCGTTATCTGCATTTGGCCGGGCATTCACGGTTAATTTCAATGGCAGTAATACCGCGATTACGCTCAAGTTTAAGCAGGAGCCGGGTGTCGGGTATGAAACACTGACAGTCAGTCAGGCATCGGCACTTGATGCAAAAAACTGCAATGTGTTCGTGTACTACGCCAACGACACGGCGATCCTGCAACAGGGTGTCATGGCGAACGGTGACTTCTTCGACGAGCGCCACGGGCTCGACTGGTTGCAGAACTACGTTCAGACCAACCTCTATAACCTGCTTTACACCAGCACCACCAAAATTCCGCAGACTGATGCCGGTGTGACCCGTCTGCTTTCCAACGTTGAACAGTCCATGGATCAGTCCGTCACGAACGGTCTGGTAGCGGCTGGCGTGTGGAATGGTGGACCTATCGGACAGCTGAATTCCGGTGATACGCTGACCAAAGGTTATTACGTGTATGCGCAACCTCTTTCAGAACAGGCGCAGGCCGACCGAGAAGCTCGCAAAGCACCGTTAATTCAGGTGGCCTGTAAGCTGGCTGGCGCAGTTCATTATGCCGATGTGCAGATCAACGTGGTTCGCTAAGGAGCGATAAATGGCAACTTATTCTTTTCTCGATGTAACCGCGTCGCTCATCGGGCCGACCGGCGTTATCGATCTTGGTCAGGGTTCTGCGAACTCTGAGGAAGGTATCACCCAGACCATGGGCGGCAACAAGAACACCATGACCATCGGTGCCGATGGCGAAGTGATGCACAGCCTGCACGCCGATAAGTCAGGCACCATTACGGTGACGCTGCTGAAAACCTCCCCGGTGAACAAAAAGCTGTCTCTGGCGTATAACGCGCAAAGCCAGTCCTCTGCCACCTGGGGCAATAACGTGATCGTCATTCGCAACACGGCATCGGGTGATATTTCTACTGCGCGTTCGTGTGCATTCCAGAAACAGCCTGATTTCAATAACGCCAAAGAGGGCGGGACCGTTTCCTGGGTGTTCGACTGCGGCAAGATTGACCAGCTGCTCGGGGAGTTTTAACGCATGGAATTCGAAATTAAAGGCGTGAAATATCGCACCGCAAAGCTCAGCGTTTTCGAACAGCTGAAGGTGTCCCGCAAGCTGTTGCCGGTGCTGGCCGGGATGGTTTCTGACTTTCGGAGCGTTCAGGAGAAGATCAGCAGCAAAGACACCGAAGGCGCGATGGCTACCATCCTGCCAAAGATTGCCAATGCTGTGTCCGATCTGAGCGATGGCGACGTGGACGCTATCCTGTTCCCCTGCCTTTCCGTTGTTTCACGCGAGCACATGAAAGGCTGGGTGCCGGTCTGTCAGCATGGCGAAATGGCGTTTGACGATATCGACCTGCTGACCATGCTGCAACTGGTGGCGCGGGTGGTCGCCGACTCGCTGGGAAATTTTTTGCAAGGACTCCCTACCAGCGAGACGCCCACCCAGCCAGCGGAATAACCTTCAACAGCCTGCCGGGCGGTGAAGATTTTATTCTTCGTCCGGCGCTTGCCTTCCATATTGACCAGAAAGACCTTAACAGCGGTGCGGTAGACCTCTGCCGCATCGCGCTTCTCAATGACTACCTCGACATGCGCGAGGATAACGACGCCAGGGTAGATAAATGGAGAGCGGCCAATGAGCGGTAACGCAGATACGATTAAAGATTTCCTTATTTCGCTGGGATTCGATATCGATCAGGCTGGCGCTAATAAGTTTGAAGCCGTGCTGAAAGGCGTTACCGCAAACGTTCTGAAGGTCGGCGCGGTGGTGGAAGGCGCAGCGCTGAGCATTGTCGGATTTACCACCCAGATCGCGAATGGTCTGGATAAAATTTACTGGGCATCCCAGCGGACGGGGGCCAGCGTCCAGGGCATCAAAGCGCTGGGCTATGCCGCATTGCAGACCGGTGCCAGCGCCGAGTCGGCCATGTCCTCCCTTGAAGGACTGGCTGGTTTCATGCGTAGCAATCCTGGGGCGGAAGGCTTCCTGAACCGCCTGGGTGTCCAGACCCGTGATGCCAGCGGAAAGATGCGTGACACTGCCGCCATCTTTACTGGCGTTGGGCAAAAGCTCAACAACATGCCGTATTACCGCGCGAAGCAATACGCGCAGATGCTTGGCATCGATGAAAACACGCTGATGGCGATGCGGCGCGGCATGAATGGCTTTACCGCCGATTACCAGTCGATGCTGCAAAAGACGGGGTTCAACGCTGATAAGGCAGCCGTTCAGTCCAACAAATTCATGACGTCCATGAGCGGGCTTACGTCGCTGTTCGGCATAATGCGGGACAAGATCGGCTCAAACCTCGCTGGTGGTCTTGCTGGTTCGCTGGACAGCCTGCGGCGGCGCATCCTCGACAATTTCCCGAAGATTGAAGAGACGTTGACCAAAGTCATTAAAGGTGTGATCTGGCTTGCGAACGCATTCACACGAATGGCGTGGAGGCTGATACAGGGCGCTGGCTCTGTCATTGACTGGTGGAAGCGTCTGGATGATGGCAGTAAAAATCTGCTGAAAATATTCGGTGCTCTTCTGGTCGCATGGCGTCTGCTGAATTCTGCGTTCCTGAAATCTCCGATTGGAATCATCACCACGCTGATTCTGGCGATCGGATTACTGTATGACGATTACAAGACGTGGAAGGAGGGTGGCAAAAGCCTGATTGACTGGAGCAAGTGGGAGCCAGCAATAGAAAAGGCGAAAAAGGTATTTAAATGGTTACGCGATAAGTTTCTGGAGCTCAAGGATAACCTGGGCGGCTGGAAAAATACGCTTACCATCCTGTTTGGCTTTCTGGCCGGTGCGAAGCTGTTCTCCATGCTCACTGGTATCGGGCGACTTGTCGCCGGATTTATGGGGCTCGGTAAGGCAATTGGCGGCTCTATTGGTGGGCTGGGTAAGCTGGCGCAGGGGATCGCTCAGTTGGCAATCAAGAATCCCTGGTTGCTTATGTTCATTCCTGCCAACAATACGCCGACCACCAGCGAAGAAATGGCGTCGATTGGCGGTATAGGCAGCAATATCGTACCTGAAAGGCAGCAGGCATATGAGGCGCTGAGAAAGGAAAACCCCGGCAAAGACTTTTTCACTGATGAGCAAATCCAGCGAAAAATTCAGGAGATGGGACTGGAGCCGGAGCAGCGAGCGCAGTCGGTTAAACGCCCACAATCCACAGCGCAGGGCAAGGTTTTGCTCGACTGGATGGGGCCATTGTTCAATAAGCTGGAGTCTCTTTATCAGCTGCCTGCTGGCTTGTTGAAAAGCGTGGCGATCACCGAGTCGGGTGGTAACCAGTTCGCTGTGTCCGGCGCAGGCGCGAAAGGTCTGTTTCAGTTTATGGATGGCACGGCGCGCGACATGGGCCTGCGTGGCAATGATGTATTCGACCCGGAAAAGTCAGCTCAGGCAGCCGCTAAGTACCTCAGCCAGCTGTTGCGGCAGAACGGCGGAGACCTTAGCAAAGCACTGGCATCATATAACTGGGGGATCGGGAATGTTAAGCGTTATGGCATGGGGCTAATGCCGCAGGAAACGCGCAACTACATTCCGAAAGTGATGAGCAATATGCCCACCAGCGCCCCGGTGATTCAGCAGGAAACGAACATTAACATCCACGGCGTTTCCGATCCGCGCGAGGCTGCCCGTTTGACTGTTGACCGTCAAAAGGGTGTGAATTCACAGTTAACCCAGCAAATCACCGCAGGACCGAGATAATGGATATTTTATCAGCTATTTTTCGCCAGCAATCCCGGCGAATTGGCATATTAATCCCCAGCGTAGTTGTTTCTGAAAAGCATTCTGATGCGCTCGAAATTACTGAGCACCCGGTGGAGAAGCCAACAACGAATAGCGCGTCGGGTTTCATCGCCGATCATGCGTATAAGCGCCCCAGCGAAGTCACGATGGAATGCGGCTTCGCAGGTGGCGGTTCGTTGCTGGACTTCATTGATACATCGTCAATCGGCCTCAGCGCCAGACTTAGCCCAAAGGAGACATACCAAAAGCTGCTGGATATGCAGCTTGAGCGCGTGCCGTTCGATGTGATTACCGGGAAGAGGGTGTACACCAATATGCTGGTGCGTGCCATTGAGGTGACGACCGATAAAACCAGCGAGAACGTACTGAACTGCACGCTTACCCTGCGTGAAGTAATCATGTCGCAAACGCAGAGCGTTAGCGTTGCTGATAAATCAGATATGCAGGATGGCGTCAGCACATCGGCGGTGCAAAATTCCGGGACGAAATCCACTACACCGCCAAACGAATCCTTGCTGAGCCAGCTGGGCGGAAGCGTTACATCAGCATTAGGGGGATGATATGCAGTTTAACGAAATACCGCTTTCTCCTGACAATCAGCAGTTCCGCGTATTGCTGGGCAATACCACGTATACGCTCAGGATTATCTGGCGTGATGCGGCTGGCTGGATTATGGACGTGATGGATAGCGGCGGTGCTGCGCTTCTCTCTGGCGTACCTCTACTGACCGGCGTAAACCTTTTACGACAATATCCACAGCTTGGCATTGATGGCGCGCTGGTGGTGGCGACCGATAAGGGCGCACCGGACGAGCCCACCAAAACCAATCTCGGCACATACAGCCACCTCATTTTCGTTCAGGAGTAGAAATGTCTCTTAACTGGATGCGCCATTTTGAGTTGCAGCTGTTGGACCAGAACGGGCAGGGCGTTTCTCTGTCAGATTTTAAGGTCACGTTCCAGATCGAGTGGGCAGACACACGCTGGCCGCGCGTGGCTAACGTGAAAATTTATAACCTTTCCACCGATACCACGAATAAGATCCTTGGGCAGGAGTTTGCCAAAATTCGCATCATTGCCGGGTATGACGGTATAGCGCAGGATGTTGATGCGAGCCAGGTTGGTGTCGCCCGTGAGATTTCACCAGACCAGATAGGGCAGGTAAATGGTCAGAACTACGGCCTGATTTTTGACGGTGATATTCGCTTTACCGTCACCGGGAAGGACAACATTACGGATTCCTGGGTATTGATTCAGGCCATTGGTGATCACGAAGCGTTCCTCTATGCGACCACCATCACCACGCTTGCCGCTGGCTATACCGTTGCGGATCTGCACCGGGCGACGATGCAGGATTTCAACGCGTTCGGCGTGACACAGGGCATTACCGGTGATTTTCCTGATACCGTGTTTCCTCGTGGCCGCGCGATTTACTCATCCACCCGTAACGTGATGGATAATATTGCTGCGCAGTGCAAAGCGACATGGCAGCTGGTGGATGGTCAGGTCCAGATGGTGCCGGATGATAAATATATTCACGAAGCCATTTTGTTGAATGCAGATACTGGCCTGATCGGTATGCCGCAACAAACGATGGGCGGCGGCGTAAACGTGCGGTGCCTGATAAACCCGAACATCCGCATTAATGGTCTTATCCAGCTCGATCAGGCTTCGGTGTACCGCGCCGCGCTCGGCAATAGCGAAATCGCACAGTCGCCCGGGCGTATCACCGAGACGGAAGAAAACGGCAATCGTGTGCTGACCGGCACAACGTCACAGGCTGCCAGCATTGCGACGGATGGCGTTTATATCGTCAAAGCTATCGATTATACTGGTGACACCAGAGGTCAGGCGTGGTACATGGATTTGATGTGCTTTGCGCGTGGCGCTCGTGATCTGATTAGCCAGGCGACTATAGCTCGTTCAGGAGGAGGTTGAGTGTATAAGAACATGAATGGACTTCGATACAGTGTGATTTTCCTGTCGGTGCTGCTCGTTTCTGGATGCGCAAATGCAGGCTTCAATTCTGATAAGAATGTTAGTTACAAAAAACGCCCGGGGTGGCAGCCAATTTTAATTTTATCAGCTGATGATTGCCAAACATGGAAATCGAAAGGGAAGTCGCTTATTGACTGGAGTGGAGAGTCTTGCGGTCCAGAAGGACTAATTAAAGCGATTAACAAAAAACCTGAAAGTATACCTGTTTTTTATGCTGCTTATCATGAATACGGTACAGGTGGAGTTAGAGCTATTGATATAAGAGACAACTCACCACTTAATTATCTAAACTTTGCAAATGATTTAGCTAAAAAACTGTCATCACTTTCTGTTGTGTCAAAGATATATGATGACTATATCCTTGATAGAAAATCTATGGGGCTTGCAGAGGTTCCGCGAGAAAACTTTATTAAGAAGCTGAATGAGTTTTCTTTAAAACAACCTGCTATCTATCAAAAGATGAATGATGTTGCGAAGGAAGATTATGAGAAAAGCAGGAAAGCTCGCAGCAACGAAAAACTTGGCATCAATTACATAATAGTTTGTGGACCGTATAGGATAGATCTTTCCTCTGCTGATGGCTGGGCCAGAATTAATGGCGCGAAACCAGAGACGCAAAAAATTACTCCCATCGGTGCTGGTGGCAGCACTAACAACGAACCGGATAATATAAAAATGGAGTGGATGGTTGCTACCAGTCTGCCCGGTCGTTGGGTTGGTATTGAATACATTAAACGTAAAGGAAAAGCCATCCTAAACGCTCAGTGGGTACAAGCCAGCATGGATGCGCCGCGACAGTATGCAACATACGACTGCCGAAAAGTAAAATAGCCCGCCAGATAGGCGGGCATGCGTCAAAAATATTGAGCTTTAATTATAATAAACAAAATAATTACGAACAGGATGTTTCTAATTATTTTTTGCTTATGAGTAAGTTGTTTTTTTTCTGTCGATTTTCCGGGAGAGTAAAGGTTAGTGGTATGCGACAGCCCAGTGCCGGGAAGGCCATTTGTCATCTTTACGCCTTTTTTCCCGATGTTAATGGTGGAACCTTTACCACCAATCGAAGTGCTTACTCCGCTTTTGCTAATGTTGATCGCGAGTCCGGGCGCAATCCGGATTCTTTTGCGAAATCTAAATCCCATTTGTTACTCCTGTAGTCAAGAATGCGATGGTGCAGGTCCACTCTATGGCGGCTTCATGGCTGAAATTGATTTTTAATGCTTACTTGTTGCAAACATATCCTAATACACCTTGTGAATGTGTGCCATTGCAGCGGAAAAGCCTTACTTCACACTGATGTAGCTTAGTAATTGATACCAAACCAGCTTCGGCTGGTTTTTTTATGGGGTTTTTATGCCAATTCCAACTCAATCACAGATCGGCGGTGAGCAGCAGACCGCGCAGGCCATTGCCGATTCAGTGTCTACCCAAATGCGCGTGGCGATGCCTGGCATCATTCAGTCGTTCGATCCTGACGCTGTAACCTGCACAGTAGAAGTGGCGCTTCGCGGTATTGTTGGCGATGGCTCCACCGAATTAAAACCGCTGGTGGATGTGCCGGTTATCTTCCCGCGCGGCGGCGGTTGCACGCTGACCTTTCCGGTAAAAGAAGGCGACGAGTGCCTGCTGATCTTTGCCGACCGTTGCATAGATTTCTGGTGGCAGAGCGGCGGCGTTCAGGAGACCGTCGACCCGCGCCAGCATGACTTATCTGATGCGTTCGCCATCGTTGGCCCGCAGTCGCAAGCACAGAAAATCAGTGGTATCAGCACCAGCGCCGCGCAGCTGCGAACCGATGATGGTGCGGCGTTCGTAGAGGTCGCTGCAGGACATAACATCACCATTAAAACGCCGGGCCAGCTTACGGCTACGGCTGAAGGTGGAACGACAATCACATCCCCGACCATCACGCTGAACGGCAACGTAACGATTAACGGTAACCTGTCTCAGGGAATGGGAGAAAGTGGTGGTACTGCGACGATGCTTGGGCCGGTTACGGTAACGAATGATGTGACAGCTTCAGGTATAAGTGTCGCCACGCATAAACATGGCGGAGTTCAGACAGGCGGGGGAACTACTGGAGGGCCGCAATAATGCGATACCGACGAGAAGATGCTGACGGTGATTACACTTTCGGGCAGGGTGACGACACCTTCCTTATAGACAGTCCGGAGTGTGTCGCCCAGGCCGTAAAAACCCGTTTCGAGCTGTGGCGCGGTCAGTGGTTTCTCGATCTGACGGAAGGTACGCCGTATGTTCAGTCAGTGCTTGGGAAACAGCGATCAGACGTCTACATCCTGGCTATACGCGAACGCATACAGGACACGCCGGGCGTTCTGTCGATTCTTTCCTTCGATACCAATTATGACGGCAACAGCCGACGCGTCACTTTCACTTCCTCCATTGACACAATCTACGGCCAGACGACTGTAACAAGCGAGGCATAAATGGCTTTGAACCTCGACACGCTGGGGCTATCGGCAACGGTAACCGCCCAGGGGATTAGTGCGCCTGATTACCAGACAATCCTCGATACACTGACCAGCTATTTCAGGCAGATTTACGGTAGTGATGCCTACCTCGAACCAGACAGCAAAGATGGGCAAATGGTCGCGCTGGTGGCTCTGGCTGTGCATGATGCTAACAATACCGCTATCGAGATCTACAACTCGTTTTCACCGACGACAGCGCAGGCCGCAGCGCTTAGCAGCAATGTGAAAATTAACGGGATCACGCGAAAAGTAGCGACAAACTCTACTGCTGACCTTCTGTTAACCGGTACGGCGGGCACGACTATCACGAATGGCTCCGCACGGGATAAAAACGGCATTATCTGGAATTTTCCCGCGAGTGTAGCAATCGGGGTTGATGGTACTGTGCTGGTGACGGCCACATGTGCGAATAGCGGTTCGGTTGCGGCGATGGCCGGGACTATTACCACCATTAACACACCGACTCGTGGCTGGGTTTCGGTAACCAATCCTGCTGCAGCTACTGTAGGCACTCCAGCAGAAACTGATGCTGAGTTACGTATCCGCCAGTCGCAAAGTGTTGCGTTGCCATCAATAACCCCATTTGAAGCACTGGATGGTGCCGTTTCTAATGTTACCGGTGTAACCCGCCACAAACTCTATGAAAACGATACTGGTTCGGAGGACGGTAACGGGTTACCGCCACACTCTGTTGCTGTAATTGTGGATGGCGGTGATGTGACGGATATTGCTCAGGCTATCAGAGGGAATAAAGGCCAGGGGACAGCCACTCACGGTACAACATCCGTTACGGTTCCGGATAAATACGGCAATCCCCATGTAATCAAATTCTCTCGTTCCAGTGATGTGCCTGTTTATGCCCGGATTAAATTAAAAGTTTTTACGGGTTATACCTCACAGATAGGGCAGCAGATCCAGCAGGCTATTTCCGACTATATCAATAGTCTGACGATCGGTGATTCGGTCCTTTTAAGTCGCATTTACTCACCGGCGAATCTTGGCGTGGTGAGTGGCGGGAATGCACGCTATTACGATATTCAGGAACTGACGATTGGGAAATCCCCGGGGGCTTTGTCGTCATCAAACATTGATATCAGATACAACGAATCTGCGTCCTGTACCCCGGAAAATATCGTTATAACGGTGGAGTCATGAGCAAATACACCGAACTAATCACGAACTACCACGCCACCAAACCTAAATTTCTTGCACATGTTGATCTGATGACCCGGCCGCTTATTGATGTTGCGGCTGCCACCAGAGGGCTGATTACTGCATTTGATATTGACTCTGCCGTTGGTGTGCAACTTGACATTCTGGGATTGTGGATCGGGCGTAGCCGTGTTGTCAGCCAGCCTATCTCAGGTGTCTATTTCAGCTGGGATACCGACGGGCTTGGATATGATCAGGGTGTATGGCAGGGGCCATACGATCCTGATTCCGGATACATGTACCTCAGCGATGAAACTTATCGTGTCATCCTTAAAGCGAAGATTGCGATTAATAACTGGGACGGACGGAATGATTCGCTTCCGGCAATTCTTGACGCTGCAACAGCAGGATCCGGGCTGCGAATGCAGATAGTCGATAACCAGGACATGACGATATCGGTCTGGGTCTTTCCTGATACTGATATTTCAGATGTATCGCGTGAGTTAATTGCGGCAATTAAACAGGGGTATCTAACAGTAAAAGCCGCCGGGGTATGGGCGGGTGGCATTGAAACACCTTCGGTGGAAACTCCATCGGAAGGCTCTAAATTTTTTGGTTTTGATATGGATAACGAATTCATCAGTGGTTTTGATGTAGGGGCATGGGGAGTATTACTCTGATGGCGAAAAATGACTTTAAAGCGTTTGCAACTGATCGAAATGCCAATGTTATGTCGCAGGAGGAATGGGAAGCGTTGCCTGCGCTTATATCCGGATTTACAGCAGGGAAAGCATCCAGTGCGCAAGTCAATAAGGTTATTCGGCAGGCCAGCTTTATTGCGGCAGCGCTTGCGCAGTACACAGCCAACAAAAGTGGGCTGGACGTGCTTGATGATGGTGACCTGAACGGGTTTATCTCCAAAATGGGAACCGCTTTTGGGAAGGATTTCCAGGCCCTTGATGCCACGCTGACGGCATTGGCTGGGCTCGAAACCGGTGCAAATAAACTCCCGTATTTCACTGGAAATGATACAGCAGCGCAGACTGATTTAACTTCTGTAGGCCGTGACATTATCGGGAAAAATACTATTGCAGACATTCTCACATACCTTGGTTTGGGAGAAACGATAAATAAAGCCTCCGGAGCTATGCAGAAATCGGCTAATGGATCTGATATTTCTGATGTATCAGCCTTCCGAAATGCGCTCCAGTTAGGGACCGCTGCAACACGAGATGTTGGAGCAGATAATGCCTCGAAGTTACTGGATTTAGGCAGCTTCAGGTCAATGATGTCAGGGAATGGCTACATCTACATTCCATGCATTGCGACGACAGGAAACCCGGTGAAACTTATGTTGCAGTGGGGAACGGTGGCAACACAAAAGGGAGCTGATGCTGGATATGCCTTACCATTTGCTTTTCCCTATGCAGGCTTATTTGCGACCGGAAACCGTGGAACATCTGGCTACAATGCCGCGATGAATGTGCGTATTGCCAGCAGAACGCATATCAGTATTCAGAACTGGTCGCCATCCGGAGAGGGCACCGAAGATTGTTGTTTTATCGCGCTGGGGTATTAAGAATGAATAAATTTTATAAAGGCTCTTTCTATCCGAAAGCACTAAAAGGGGTATATATCAGCGCCGGTTCATGGCCTGAAAATGGCGTTGATGTTGATGATGAAACAATGGCAATTTACACAGGCGTAGCGCCACAAGGCAAAACGCTGGGGGCTGATAAAAATGGTAATCCTGCGTGGATTGATATCCCGCCACTCTCCGCTGAACAACAGATTATTCAGGCTGAACAGAAAAGAACGGTATTGCGTTCTATGGCTGATAAGGAAATAGTCTGGAGACAGGATGCTTTTGATGCGGAAATCGCGACGGCAGAAGAAACCGCCGCGTTATCTGAATGGAAAAAATACCGGGTCTTGCTGATGCGCGTTGATACATCAAATCCCGTCTGGCCTACGCCTCCGGGGGAGCAGGCCAATTGATATCCTGAGCACTGGACAAAACTGATACACACAAAGCTTTGCACTGGATTGCAAGACTTTGTGCTCTTCGATAGTGGTTAAGGTGGATCACTCCACCTTTTCATCAATCCAGTCCGCCCACCACTGCATCATTTCTCTGCGCTTATCGTGGCAGATGCCTCACTATCACACGGTGATGGTTCATTACTGGTTTGCATAATGGATAGAGAACTGAGGATAAAAGATATCCCAAAACCCCAAAATCTCATCTTTAGGATTTGCAGAAAGGGAGGCGTGAACAGATACCTGCGCATGAAGACGGAACTAGTCCAGATGTGATATTTGTGGTGATCACATACATCATCAACGATGCTCGTTATGGTGAGTTTGATGACTACCCGCTGAAGTGAAAATTGTGTTGTGTACCAAATTGCGTACCAAACTAAAATCACAAATCATGAAACCCTTGTTCATGGCGGTTCTCAGGGGTATTGCGCGTAATCGTGAAACAAAAAGGTAGATTGTTGCTTACCGTCATTCATCATTAGGTTAAATCCGTTATTTCTGCTGTCTGCCAGAGTATCAAATATCACCGTGCTAATCAGCTTTAGCGCGACAATTTGACAGCGAGTGACAACAGATCATGTCAGATAAAAATGAGAGGGTAGTCACATTTTCTTGCACTTTATTCCAGCCAGTTCATAAGTATTTCCGTAAAAAGAACAGCTATTTGAAACTCCTGAGGGTTTGCTGTTGAAACGCCGTCTTATTATTGCTGCTTCTTTGTTCATTTTTAACTTATCGTCTGGTTTTGCGGCGGAAAACATTCCTTTTTCACCTCAGCCTCCACAGATTCATGCCGGGTCCTGGGTACTGATGGATTACACCACCGGTCAGATCCTCACCGCGGGTAATGAGCATCAACAGCGCAATCCCGCCAGCCTGACAAAGCTGATGACGGGTTATGTCGTGGATCGCGCTATCGATAGTCATCGCATTACGCCAGACGATATTGTCACCGTGGGGCGCGATGCGTGGGCGAAAGATAATCCGGTGTTTGTCGGTTCTTCACTGATGTTTTTGAAAGAGGGCGATCGCGTATCGGTACGTGATTTAAGCCGTGGTTTAATTGTGGATTCCGGAAATGACGCTTGTGTTGCTCTGGCTGACTATATTGCCGGTGGGCAACGGCAGTTTGTTGAAATGATGAACAACTATGCCGAGAAGCTGCATCTCAAGGATACGCATTTTGAAACAGTGCATGGTCTGGATGCACCTGGCCAGCATAGCTCGGCTTATGATTTAGCTGTGCTTTCTCGCGCTATCATCCACGGCGAGCCCGAGTTTTATCATATGTACAGTGAGAAAAGTCTCACCTGGAACGGTATCACCCAGCAAAACCGTAACGGGTTGTTGTGGGATAAAACCATGAATGTTGACGGCCTGAAAACGGGTCATACTTCTGGTGCCGGGTTTAATCTCATTGCTTCGGCTGTAGATGGGCAGCGTCGTCTCATTGCAGTGGTAATGGGGGCTGACAGTGCAAAAGGTCGTGAGGAAGAGGCAAGAAAATTACTGCGTTGGGGGCAACAAAACTTTACTACGGTGCAAATTTTGCACCGTGGGAAAAAGGTCGGAACGGAACGCATCTGGTATGGCGATAAAGAAAATATCGACCTGGGAACGGAACAAGAGTTCTGGATGGTGCTACCGAAAGCCGAAATTCCACATATCAAAGCCAAATATACCCTTGATGGTAAAGAGCTCACCGCGCCAATTAGCGCCCATCAGCGGGTAGGGGAAATTGAACTTTACGACCGTGATAAACAGGTGGCGCACTGGCCGCTGGTTACCCTGGAATCTGTCGGGGAAGGCAGCATGTTTTCTCGCCTGAGTGATTATTTCCACCATAAGGCCTGA